TTGGCGGTCGCCTTGGTGTTAAGCAGGTCCTTGTCGTCAGCGCTCGACAGGTCCGGGCCTTTGATACCGTCATTCGCGTTCGGGCTGATGGTGATCAGCACCGTGCCGTCCGCGCCGCCGTTCACGAAAGCAAACATCATCCCCGCGACCGCCGGCAGCGTGATCACCCCGGCATCCGCCGTAATGACGAACAGCTTGGCGGTGTCCTCGGCATCTAACGTCTTGGCCGCGCTCACCGCCTCGGCGGTGAACCCCGCCCAGGGGTCCGGCCACGCCGTATCGTAGGCCACCACGCCGACCCCGCTCGACACAAAGCGCTCGACAAAGCCGATGAAGGTGCCGCCCACCGGCGACAGCGAAAACGTTGCGTCGTCGCTGGCATAGACCGGCTGGCGCAAATCGGTCGCGACCAGGCCGGAGATTGTCAACTCGATCGCCCCGCGCACCGTGACGCGCACCTGCTTATCGCCCGCGCTGCCGGTCGCGTTGTCGACCGTGCCTTGCGAAAAGCCGTGGAACCGGTCACCCGCGACCAGCGGGCGGGCATAGCCGGACAGCGTGCCGACCGCGGCCCCCTGGTAGACGATATCGGTCGCCACGATGGGGAGATCGGTGTAGTCGCCGACCTTGGACTTGATTGGGCTTGCTTCTGCGAGGGTGGTCATGGGTCAGCCCTCCGTGGTCAGACGGTTGGAGATCGTCACCCGCCCGGCATTGGCCGCGCGGGTGTACGCGAGATAGCTGTCCTTGCTGCTGAACTCCGCCTTGAGCGCCGGACTGCGGTCCCACTCCGCCGCGGCCTTCGCCTCCGGGTCGGCATGGTCCGCCGTTCCCGGCTCCTTGGGCGTGCGCTCGGCATAGTCGACCTGTACCGGCAGCCGCGCCAGCCACGCGCGCAGCGCCGCGGCCGGATCGCGCGGCGTGCGTGCGGTGTCGCCCGGATCGGCGAAATCGGCATGGGGCGCGGCATCGCCCGCCGCCAACCGCTCCAGCACGGCGGCCACCAGATCCCGGTCGGCGGGCAGCACCCGGCCGGCGGTCACCAGCGTCTCGGCAAAACTGATGCAGGCATCGCGCTCCAGCGCCGCGCGCTGGGCGGCAATCGACGCCTCGCGCTCGGCGAGGGCGGCGGCCTGCGCCTCCAGTTGGGTCTGGCGCGCAGCAATCGCTGCCTCGCGCTCCGCGAACTCGGCGGTCGGATCGGGCATAGGGTCCTCGGGATGATCAGCGGCCGGAGCGGCCGGAGCGGAAAAGTCGATAGTCAGGAACTCGGCCGGGTCGCTGGCGTCGGCGGCAAACTGCGCGACGGCCAAGCCCTTGACGGCAGGAATCGGCACCATCCCCAAATGCCGGAGATAGAGCGCGCCGGGCACGGGATTGGTCGGCGCGGTCGGGCGCCAGAACGATGCGGAGTGATAGCGGTAGCGGCCGGCTTGATGCGCGGCGGCAAACACGGGGTCAACGCGCTCGGCCTCGCCCAGCAGCAGCCCGGTGGCCGCGTCGTAGCGCAGCCCGCCGATCCAGCCCAGCGCTTCGGCATCCGCAGTCGGATGGCCGCGCACAATCGGCGCTGCCGACACCGCCGGGTCATAGGCTGCCGCGGCGGCGCTCAGATCGGCATCGGTGTAGTCGGTCGCACTGCCATCCATCGCGGTCTGTCGACCACGACGGAAAATCTCGATAGGGGGGGTTGCGCTCATGGCTTGGCAGTGTGCCAAGCGGCGCGGCGCGGGGCGCGGTGCAGGGCTGCACCGCGGGCGGATCAGGGGTGCAGACGCTCAGGATACGCCCCCGCGCCCGGAGGCGCTAGGAGGCGATTACAGCCATCGGCGCGCGCGGCGCTCCCAACGTACCGGCAAAACCTGTCGCACGGTCCCAGGTAGTTGCGCAACCGTTGCGCAACACGGTTGCGGGATGGGGGTCAGCGCAGATAGTGCCGCACCAGGTCCAGGATGTCCTCCTCGGCCCCTGGGGCCAGCTCGCCGGTACCGGACACCGGCAGCACGCGCCGCGGCGGCAGATTGCGCTCCGGGTCGCCCAGAGTCACCGCCGCGCCGTAGACCCGACCGATCGACACCGCCGCCGAATGCGCGTCGCCTTGATGCGCGAGGCTCGCGGCCAGCAGACCATCGCGCTGGAGAATAGGATGGGCATCGCCGCCGCGGCCGCCGTCCTCGCGGGGGCGCTCCACATAGGCGTCCGACAAGTCCGGCCAGCGGTCGCCCCAGGGATCGGTCTCGGCCTGGATCGCATCCTCGGCCAGGTGGCCGAGGCTACGGGCAATGTCTTCCATGACGGGGGTCATGTCTTCGACGCGGTTGAGCAGGCGCTCCAGGGCCTGGCGGACCTCGCGGTTGTCAATCTTGACTTCGAAAGGGGGGTAGGTGGGCATGGCTCAATAGTCCACAGTGATCTCGACTTGAACCTGCATGGTCGTTAGCTCCGGAACAAAACAGGCACACCCGCCAGCCGCTTAAGGGCGGAACTGCGGCCCTCGCCGGGCTGACACTGGGCATCCAGCCAGGCGAGTTTGTTCGTATTGCTCCGGCGGCAACGGCGTCAGGGGGCGCGACCGCTGGCGGCCACCGCGCAGACACTTGGCATCGCCATAGAAGGCCCCGCGGGCGCAGGTCGGGATTTGATCTAACCGGATGGATCGCGCGGCCCGACCGCCCTCACCGACCACTCGACCCCGCGCCGCGCGATCCATTGATCACCGCCTCGCGAACCCCATCCCCCAACTCCCGCGCCTTAGTCATCACCTGATCGACCAGCGCCCGCTCCGCCCCATCCGACCCCGGCAGATGATCCCACCCCACATCCGCCCACAGCACCGACCGTCCGGTCGGGCTCAGCGGATCGGCGATACTCACCCCGCGCTGCATCCGCGGCGCCGGGCTCTCGCCGGTGAGCGGATCGGCCGGCGCCGGGGCGGGCCGCTCCAGGATGCGCACCCCTTCGGCGGGCGCGAGGTTGCGCCGCGCCAACTCCCGATCGCTCAGGTAGCGCGCGCGGCAGCGGCAATTGTACCCATTGGTCGGGGCGATCACCGCCCACTCGGGTGAGTCCAGGCGAAACACCTTGCCGTGCAACGCCGCATGGGCCGGCCGCGTGCGGCTGTCGCGCACCGCCAGATACTGCGCCCAGGGCGCGCGGTCGATCTGGCTCAGCGCTTGGGTGTGGCGCCCGGCCATGTAGGCGGTCTGGAGATTGGTCCGGTAGATGGTCTGCAGCCGGCGCAGGCTGCCCTGCTGGATGATGCGCGCCTCCAGCGTATCCGGGTCGACGCGGACCTCCGGCCCCCACCAGCCTTTGCGGCGCAGCACGTCGACCAGCTGCTGCCTGAACCAGGCTTCGGTCTGGCCCTCATCCATCGCCGCCTGCACCGCATCGCGGATATCGGTGAGCACGTCGAGCTTAGCGAGATTCGCCACGGTGAACACTTGGCTGTGCTCCGAGCCGTCCAACTCCCAGTACGGCCCGGTGAGTTGCAGTCCTTTCGCAAGCAGATACGCCCTTGCGCGCTCCGGCGTCATCCGAAAGAGGGCGGTCAGGTCAGGGAGCACGGCGGATGTCCTCATAGAGCAGCATTTCCGGGCCGCAGATCGGCACCTCGCGGTCCGGCACGTGCCAGGCGCGGGCGTCAGCGATGGTCGGCTGATGCAACCGCGGATGCATACAGTGGATGTGATCGAACCGCGCATGATCCACAGTTTTCAAGGTACACCACCGGCACGTGGCCAGGGGCTCAGTCGGCCGCGGGGGCATCGGCGGTCTCGTCGTCGACTTCCAGCCGCCCCAGGGCGTCGGCCGCCGCCACCCCGCGCTCCAGGAGGTCGGTGAGCGCAGCATCGTCCAGCGCCCCATACCACTCGTCGAGCCGGGCGAGGATTTGCTCCGGGGTCAGTCCGTCCGCCAGGGCGGTCAGGATGGGGGCCAGCAGTTCCTCCGCCGCCGCCTGATAGGCTTCAGGGTCCGGCTCGGCGGCGGTGATCTGGTCTTGCGGGTCGGGCACCGCCGGCTCGGCATGGTCGGCGCTGGGCGTCAGTGCGTTGCGCAAGGCCGCACGCACGCGCTCGGCCAGGCCCGCGGCGGGCGGCGCGGCGCGCTCGGTGGGCGCAGGGGCGCCGGGGGCCGCGGGCGGCGCGGGGTCCGGATCGGTGGTGGGCTCCAACTCCACATCATAGGTGTCGGTGAGATAGGCCACGGTCAGGCGCTGGCCGCAGCCGGCGGCCAGGTCCATGATGATCCGATCCCGCTCGGCCAGGGGCTTCAGGTCCGGCTCGCTGGCGATGCGGCGCCAGACTTGCGGCGCGGGCACGGTGTCGCCGAAATTCCAGGCCGTCAACCATCGCGCCGGCCCGACGTTGAAGCTGCCGCAGATCAGGTCCGCATCGGCCTTGATGATGTTGTCGGCGACCGCGTTGGCGCGGTCCTCGCCACCGAGCCGACCGGGGGTGGCGTCGGCAGCAGCGGAGTGCCCGACCAGCACCTTGGAGATGGCTGCGTCCATGACTTGGTGCAGCGCGGCATAGTCGGCGGTGCCGGAGCGCGCGGCCTCCAGCAGCCGCACCACCATGCCCTGGGGGATGATGATGCCGGAGTCGGAGCGCACGGCGCGCACCGCGGCCAAGAGCTTGTTTTGCTGGGCAGGCGTCGCGTTGGTGGGGAACTCGCCGATGGTGGTCGGCAGGCCCAGCTTGTCCAGGAAGGTCAGCCAGACCTTGAGATCGGCGCGCTTGAAGTAGACCGGCCAATACAGCCAGTGCGCGAGCCCCAGGCCGTAAGGGTCATCGGTGCAATCGTTGTGGTTGGTGAAGCTCCAGAACTTCTGGCGCGGCAGCGCCTCGCCCAGCGGGTTGGCGCTGGTGATCAGCCGAATCGCCCCGTCCGGCGCAAAGCCGAACCGCCGCGACTTGCGCACCGCGACCCGATCGAGCACCACCTCGCGGCCGTCGCGCTGCCACAGGCACTCACCGACGCCAAAGCCGGGGAAGATGCCGTGCAGCATCACCTCGCTGACGGCATCCCAGCCGGGCATCGGCTGCGCCTGCTCGCCCGCGTCGGTGTCGGACTCGCCGCCCAGGTCTTCCAGCATCGCTTGCAGCGACTCGGCCGCCTGCTTGGCCTTGGCCTTGCTGTACTGACCGCGGCGCTTGCCGGGCAGCACTTCCCACTCTTTGCTTACCAACGCCTTCTTGCGCTGCATCAGCCCGGTCTGCACCTGGGGATCGGTCTGCAATTGCTCATAGATCTGGTAGTCGCCGCCCGCGCGCCCCAGCAGCAGGTAGTCGCTCGGTCCCAGCAGGTCCAGCGTGTCGACATAGCCGCGGGTGATGTCGCGCCCGTCCTTGGTGGTAGCGACCTCGCCCAGCGGGGGCGCGGCGGCATGGTCGGCGACCAGGCCGGGCAGCAGGCGGGCGGCGAGTCGGGTCAGCACAGTCATGGGTCAGCTCGCGAGGGGGATCGATTCAAGGGTGCCGCCTTGGCGCAGGGTCGCCAGCAGCATGGCGGCGGCGGTGCATTCGGCGATGCTCAGGCTGGGGTCGCTGTGCAGGTAGCGCTCCAGGAGGTCGGCGATATCGAGCGACGCGGTGATCAGCGTCTCGCCGGGCGCCGCGGTGTCGATGTCGATGCGGATGGTGGTCATGCCCAGCCCTGGAAATCCAGGCCAGTGCCGACGCTGCCCCAGCCGACCGGGGCGGTCTCGGTCACCTGGCCGGCGGT